CCTGAAGTCGTACTGTTCTGGTGCAACAAACACCTTGTTGGTGTCTTCAAAACGACCTTGGTTAATCGTGTCAACCCAGACAGTCCAATCAGCCTTAAAGTTGTTACGCATCTCAACAAGAGGAGCAACAAAGTCACAGATCACAAAGTCTACATCGTAGCTGTCAGCCAAATCACGCATACGCAAACTCTGGCGAATACGGCCTTCATGGGAAAAGTCCCAATCGTTGTATTTCTTACGCACATCATCAGCGTTCAGCCACATAACTGTTTTATGGTTGTTTTGCAGATGCTCAAGAATGTGCTGTGCTAGATAAGTTTTACCAGCACCAGGCAATCCCATAACTAATATGCGTTTCATCCCTTGACCTTATAAAGTTGTTTGATTGCAAACTCTGGTGCTGGTGTGCGCCAGAAGTCTTTGCCCGAATACTTTTCCCAAACTGATTTGGGTAAGATTGAGGGGCGTTCTTGCCATGTCACTTCTTTGCGTACTGTATGCAGACTTTTCATGTTTAAGGCTTTGTCATACACTTCGTTGTCATACTCGACATTCTTGAAGTCATGGTCAAAATAAGGCTTGCCAATAAACCCATAAATCTCACGCATTACGCTTTCAGGTTGTTTGCACAAAGATTCGTACTCAACCAACATAATCATTTTTGGGTTTAGCAGTAAACCTTCTTCTAAGAAGTAATAAGGTTTGACCACTTGGCCTTCCTTCCTTACATCCATCAAAGCATCACATCTTGTGGTGACTGTCTGGCAGAATTCGTCATCTGTCATGCTTGCACCATACAAAGAATTCTTAGCGGCAATGCGCTCAAAACTGTCCAGTATCCAGGGCAGATCACGCACACAGCAAATAATCTTTGTCTGTGGGTAAAGGTCTTTCAAAAGTGATGTTTTGGCAGTCCATTTTCTGCTGGTATCAAATACTGTATTTGGCTTAACTGCTTTGTAGTAAGCGTTAAATAAATCTTTGAGTATTTGTTTGCGCCTGTCTTCATCAATCAGGTGATTGCTTTCACTTCCCGTAATGACATTGATGGTTGTTGCCACCAAGTTTTGTACTGGCGAGGAAATATCCGCATAGAACTCAGGGTTCTGACGCAAGATAGCCGAGAGCAGGGTTGAGCCTGACCTTGGCAAACCTGAGATGAAGAAAAACTCTTTCATCCCTGTGGAATCCAGTTAACTGTGGCTTCATCCCATTGATATGCAACATTGCCACCATTCATAATGGCATCAACGGGTCTAGGAACTGGCGCACTCCATGTCATGGTGTCTGAGTAACCAATCCAAGATGGATAAGGTTTACGGGCTTCATGCTCTGCTGTTCTAAGGATGTTGTATTCTTCTTCTGTCAAAACTTGCAAAACACCCGGAATGGTAGTGTCTGCATCATCATCACAAGTGCCGTAGTATTTAGGCGCACGCAGATATGTGCCATCAGATGATAATTCAACAGGCCATGTTGATTTGTCATGCCATAAATGAGTCCAGCCTTTAACTGATGGCATTGATGGGCCAGTTCGTTGTGGTTCAGTTGTACATGGTATTTTAGTAACTGCATCAACTTCGGTTATGCAAATGTATTTCATACAGCAACCCTCCGAACAGCACGAACTTTCATCGTACTGTTCTTATAAATATCGCCTTGTTGACCACTACCAAAGTATAAACGCCAAGCATTTACGGCATTTTTCTCTGTACTAGGGCGATAGAAGTCAAAATAATCATAGGCTTCTGAGTTACCAGACTGAAACGCTGTCGCAGATGTTTGCGCTGGATTGCTAGTGGTGTAATTGCTTGCTCTGGCAGGGACAGCATTAGCGTTTATTCCAGAGGCAGTATTGTTTAAATCAGTTGATGGTTTAAGGTTGAAGTAGCAAACTTCAAGCTCATTCTTAGCTGGCATATACCAATCGCTAAACCCGCCAATTGTTCGGCCTTCACAGAACTGAGCCATAGGATATGTGGAACTGTTCATTGTTGCGCTATTAGTTGGGCCATCAATTACAGAAGTTGGGTCACTACCATCATTGGTTAATTTCCATTTTAGTTCGCTTTCTGCGGAGGCTTTAGGCCCAACAACCAAGTTGTAATCAGCAATACCATTACCAGCGGTTGAAATTTGACCCGCATAAAAGCCACCTCCAAAGGCATCACCTATTTTTAAACCAAAACCTCTTTGATTTTGAAAAACAGCTTGTAGTGCGCCACTCATGTCAATCCACTCCCTGAAATAAGCCAAGTTGTTGAAGTCATTTTGATTGCCGTTGCTGACCCATATTGAGCCAATGTGCGTGAGCCAGTTGTGCCAGCGGAAGACAAATACATTGTGTCTGTCGTAATAGCAATAGTTACTGCTTGGCTTGTCATGTTGATAAACGTAATTGCAGTTCCTATTGGATAAGCCACAGAACCATTTGCAGGGATTGTGAATGTCCTTGCATTGGCATCAGTTGATGGGTGAAAAATCACCTTTCCTGAGTCTGCCAATACTGCCGTGTATGCTGCACTTTGACTGTTAACAGGAATGTTTCTAAAACCGACTGCATCTGTGCCATCAACTGTGCAATTACTTAATGTTCCTGATGATGGTGTACCTAATACAGGGGTTGTGAGCGTTGGTGATGTAAGTGTCTTATTGGTAAGAGTTTGAGTTGCTGTAACACCCACTACGTCAGTAAGAGTATTACTTCCATAAGCAATGGTCTTGTTTGTCAGGGTTTCTGTACCTGTCAAAGTAGCAAAGCCAGAGGCAGTAAATGCCGCTTGAGTCCAAGCTGATCCTGACCACACATAAAGAGTGTTTACTGAGTTATTCCAGTACAAAGCACCTGTCAATAAAGCATTGCCATCGTTGTCAACAGAAGGAGCAGTAGACTTAGAACCTAAGTATCTGTCATCAAAAGCATCGTATGAAGCTGCCGCATTAGTTTCGCTTGTTGCCGCATTGCTTGCACTTGTAGAAGCGTTAGAGGCACTTGTTGCCGCATTAGAAGCAGAGGTAGCCGCATTAGATGCAGAAGTAGCCGCAGCAGTAGTCGAACCAAATATCGAATCTATTTCAGTTTTGGTATAAGCATTTGTGATGTTATAGCCAGCAATAGTCGTAGGATTCGTTCCTGCCGTTGCACGACCATAAGCATCAAAAGTAACAGATTGGTAAGTGCCTGGAGTTACACCAGAAGATGCCAAATCAATGTTGTCCGAATTGACAACAATACGGCTAGATGATGCAGTCCCTACATTAAGAGTGTTACCTGTCTTTGTAAGACCATCACCCGCAGTAATCTGACCCGCACCTGAAAACTGCGCCCAAGTAATCGATGTGCTTCCCAATGTCCCACCTGCATCAATCGTACAGATAAAGCCAGAATCAGCGTTGGTTGTACCTTTTTCAACAAAGGTAAAAGCCGCTACCAACTCAGCATAAGTGTCAGCATCGGTTGTGCGTGTCCATGAACCTGTGGCACACAAGTAAATACCATTAGCAGAAGCAGTAGATTGGTCTTTAACCAAGACCCGATCACCCGCAACAATCGAGATGCCATCAATGGTTTGTGCGCCAGATAAAGTGATATTTGCAGTAGTAGCCGCAACCACAGAGGCTTTTGCATCAATACCTTGGGCTAGTGCATCCACATAACCCTTGGTAGCCGCATCAGAATCGTTTGTGGGGCTTGCCAAACCAGTAATGGTTGCCGATGTACTGCTATCCATGTCCAATGCGCCAGAGATGGTCACATTGTTGAATGTAGAAGTGCCAGAAGCCGCAGTCACATTGCCTGTTAGATTGCCAGTTACGTTACCTGTGACGTTACCCGTGACATTTCCTGTCAAATTACCCGTTACGTTACCTGTCACTGCACCTGTCAATGGGCCACTAAATCCTGTATTCGCAGTGATGTTTGTGCCAGTAATAGCAAGCGGAGATGAACCACCAATCACCACGCCATTGATTGTTCCTGCACTGATGGCGGCAGAAGCAATCGTTGCTGCTGTGCTAACAGTAAGGTTAGTGAAAGTACCTGCTGCGGCAGTAGTTCCACCGATAACCGCACCATTTATAGTACCACCAGTAATAGTGGCAGAGGAGTTATCTGTCTTTGTTGCTATGGCAGTAGCAATGTTATTAAACTCTGTGTCAATCTCAGTACCCTTAACAATCTTTAGAGGATTGCCAGGCGAGAGATTATCTTTGGTTGCAAAGTTAGTGGATTTTGAATAATTAGACATGGTTTATCCTATCTTGCCTTCTTTGGCTTGAAGTTCAATTTTCTGAATTGACAACTGAGTGCCATTGATAGTGGCTTCGTAACCAGTTTGTACGATTTTACCCGCACTTGAAGCATTGCTTGTCAGTGCTTTAATTGGGATACCACTTGAGTAGTCTGCAACCGCATACTCGCCAACCCCATACTCAAAATAGCCTTGAGGTGGAATAAAGACGTTCTCTGACTGATAAGCACCTGAGTAATCAAAAGCCCACTTGATTGTGAGGAACTGGTTAGAGCCACCAATTACCACGGCAGTAATAGACTTCAGAATGGAAATCTGATTAGGATTACCTAAGTCAGCATTGTTTGTGTAGTACAAGAATCGGTAAGTAGAAGCATCATCGAGATAACCACCATACTTACCAATGTAGCCATTCTTGCCAATGTACAAGTCGCCATTACGCAACGATCTTAGTGCAGTTGGTGAAATACTGTCCCATTTGGTTACACGGGAAGCACCATCTTGCAGAGATTGTTTAGTATCAAAACAATAAACTTGCAAAGTAGCTGGCAGAACAAGCAGATAAAAAGCATTCTTCTCTGAATAAACAGATTTGACGTTTGCTAGTGTTTCTCCA